CGCAAGTCGCGGCCGCCGGCGCGAGCCTCGTCACGCCGACGAGATCGCTCAACGCGTCCAAGAACTCTGCGCGCGCGTGGGCGAGCACGCCGTTCTTAGCCGCATCGTCCAGCAGAAACCGCTCCTGTATAGTCGCCGCCGTGATCGTCTGCAAAAACAGCCGTATCGGGTCCGCGGCCGCCAGTGTCCGCCCGGCGGCCGTCTCGTAGCCGCCGACAAGCTCCCCCATTATCTCCTCCGCGTCGTATGATGCGAAACTAATCTCCGGCAATACTGCAGTCGTCATCTCTCTCGCCTCTCCTAGTCATACAAAAACCGCACACCATTCGATGTGCGGTTGTCCCGGTGTCCCGGTGTTTCGGGAACTTGTTCCCGAAACACCGCGGTGAAGTCCTAGTCCAAACCGATCTTAACGGTCACCCGCGGCCTGAGAACCCCGTCCGCCGCCTCGCTCCCGCCGAACGTCACGCTAGTCACCTCGGCCCTCGGCTCATAAGCCGCCACAGCCTCCACAATGCTCTGCTGGTAAAAAGCGGCCGCCTGGTGGATCGGCAAATCAACCACGCTTCCGGCTACGCCAAACGCCCGGTTCAGCGGCGCCGTGAACTTAGGCGTAAGCAAAATCATCCGGACATTCTGGACGATCTCCTCCACCTCATTCGCCGGCTCCCAAATCACCGCCGTCGGCTCTAAGCTAATGTCAACAAGCATCTCCCTGGCCCTCCCTCGGGGTCCGGCCCTAACCCCTAACTCCGTCTCCTCACAACGCCCTTCTTCGCCACCTTCCCGCTGCTCGCCACCACAACCGGCGCGTTCGGCGCAAGCCCCAGCGACACGCTCACCCTCGACCTGATTGTCACGCCTCGCGGGCTTACCACGGACCGCTCCTCGCTCACGTCCCGCGGGATCCACAGCGCCCCCGCACCACCCATCGGCTCCCCGCCGATCAACAGCGGAAACCGCTGCCCAGTCTTGCAGTAGCCGATCAGCCGGTCGACCTCCGTCTTAGGGTCCACCCCCCGCTGCCGGCTGAAACTCATATCGAGTGTAATCGAATCATCGCCGGGCCCCACAAACTCCACGATACCCTGCCGCCCGCCGATCTCGTGCGTCTCCACCCTCGCGCTCACGCTCCGGCTCAAGGTCTCAAACGAAAGAATCCTCTCCTCCGAAACCTCAAACACCAACCCCCCAAAGCTGCCAATCTTCATAACCCGGCCCTCCGGCCCCCTCTCCCCAGGCGGGAGAGGGTTGGGGTGAGGTGGGGTTGATTCCGGCCCTAACCCCTAACCCCCAACTCCTAACCCCGGTCCACCCCTCACGCCTCGTGAATATCAGGAGCGGTGATAGAACCCGTTGCGTGGATGTTCCCAGTCACCTCGAGGTCACCGGTGATCCCCACGTCCCCGGTAATCGCCACGTCCCCGGCCGCCGTGATCTCCAGCGCGCCGTTGTCCCACTTCACCTGCGAGCCGTCCGGGAACTTCACCAGGTGGACCCCCGCTCCGCTTTCCGCCGGCGCGTCCACGTCGTTGAAAAACGCCCCCAGGATAAACCCCTGCTCCGCGCCGTTGCCAAGAAACCCGCAGAGGACCTGATCCCCGATATTTGGCAGGGAATACGTCTGAAACGCACCCGCGCCCCGCTGCAGCGCCGGCAGCCAGCCGCTCACCAGGTCTTGCAGATCGTCAAATCTCACCCGGCAAGCGCACCTCGCCGTATCCACCTGCGCTACAACACCAACTCTCAAATCCATTCAACCTCCAGCCCCCTCTCCCCTGGAGGGAGAGGGTAGGGGTGAGGGGGTCTCGTCCCGACACCCGACACCCCTAACCTATCCGCCTCAAGCTCGCCTCCGTCCGGTACGGCCACACCGAATGCGTCGCCTCCACAATCGCGTACTTCCCCGTATAGGCCCCCCACGTTGAATCCAGCCGGATGTTCACCCCGGCCACCAGCCGGGTGTCGCCAACAAAAGTCACCGTCGCGTTCGTCACGTTCCGGTTTTGCAGCTCCAAATAACTCCTCGCGAACCGCTGCCCCTGCGCCAAATTCTCGAAACGCTTGTTGATGCGCAGCGTCGCCCCTGCGGGCGGCGCGTTCGGCGGCCGATACGTGTACGAAAGCAGTTTCTTCTTGCCCGGATGCCGATAACTGATCACGCACGCGCTGTAAGCGTCCACGATCTGCGTCTCCAGGCTCCAACTCGACACCCGCGTCTTGTCCGTCCTAGGAAACGTCGCGATCTCCGCCGCCCCGTCGTATTCGTCCCTATCGAACACCACGAGCTGCCCGGCCGTCACTTTAACAGAGATATGCTCCTTCTCCGCAAGCTCCTTCGCGAAGTCCAGGTCGCTCTGTTTCTTCTGCTCGATCCGCTGGTAAGTCGGGTTGATGTCCGTTATGTAACTCAAAGCCAGCCCGCCGTTCGCCGCCACGTCCGCGAACAACGACTTGAGCCTCACGTTCTCCCACGCCCTGGTCTTCTCCTCGCGCCTCAACGACGTCGACAAATCCGCGCTCGTGCCCTTCACGCTCACCCCGTTCGGCGGCCCCGACGCCGTAACCGTATCGATGAAAAACCACCCGCACGGCAGGCTCGATTTCTGGGCCCCCTCTCCTTTAGGGGAGGGTTGGGGAGGGGTTTCCAGCGCATCGATCCAAACCGTCAGCTTTGCGTTCTTGTCCGGCATCCACGGCCCGCTCCACAATCCGTTCGGGTCCGCCAGCTCGATCTGCAGATCATCCGCCTCCGCCAGGCAATCTTTATAACTCAAACCCTCCACGAACGGCGAAATATCCCTGGTAATATCCACCAGGTCATATATCACCCTCACACTCGCTCGCCGCGCCGGACTCCCCAATTCTTCCGCCATCACTCAACTCTCCACTGGCCTTCCGGCCCCCTCTCCCCTGGCGGGAGAGGGTAGGGGTGAGGGTGAATCACCTCTTCCACGGCGGCAAGCTGCTCGACTCGCTCACAGCCACGTCCGGCACAACCATCTCCACCCCGCCGTTAAACACCGTGATATACGCCTTGTCCGGGTTCGCCTCCATCAGCTCAGCCATATACCGCTCGTGGCCGAATACCTTATAGGCAATCAAGTCCCACATATCCCCCGCCACAGTCGTATAAAAATCCGTATAAGCCATTCCTGCCCCCGGTGTTTCGGGAGTTCAGTCCCGAAACGAACCCTGATCCCCAACCCGACACCCGGCCCCCGACGCCCTAACTGAACGATCGCCGCTGCTCGTCTCTCTTCATCTTCTGATACCAATTCTTGAACCGCGCCTCGGAATCGCGCAGCGCGCTGTCGACAACTCCCCGGTCCGCGTTTCCAGTGATCTGGATCGTTGGCGCGAACGTAAACGTACCGCCCCCCGCCCCAGCCAACGCCGCGTTCGGAACGATCCCACCGCCAAGCCTCGGCCTGAACAACTCCGGGCCGCGCTCCCCGACGAGGTACGACCGGCCGGCCGCCACGGCCCCGCCCAACGCCCGCTTCCCCGCGATCTTCCCGGCCGCCCACTTCCCGGCCGTAATCATCTGGCCAATGCCGCTGTGTTTTGCCAGCCAACTTGCGATCTTCTTGAACCAATCCCAAGCCTTCTTAACCACGGCAATCACCTTGTCCCAGTTTTTGGCAATCGTCGCGATCAGCCCAACTATGGGAATAAACCTCCCCGGCCCCTCCGTCCCGAACTTCACGAACCAATCCCAAGCCCGGCTTGCGGCTGCCTTCACCTTATCCCAGTTCTTGATGAGGTAATAGATTCCGACTCCCAGTGCTGCCACGCCCGCGATAATCAGTAATATTGGGCAACCTAACAAGGAGGTGTTCCAGAGCCACTGCCTCACCTTCGCCGCCTTTAGGTAGATATTCCAAAGTTTCAATGCGTCCGTCGCCACAGTCAGAGCTATGCGCTGGGCGGTCAATATAACATCCGCGGCTGCCCAAACGGCAATGATTCCAAGAAGAACGGGCTTTACCTTCGACCAGTTCTCGACTATCCATTTGCCGGCATTTACCAACCAATCGAGCTTCTTCATTAGAACGGGAAGAGCCGCTTCAGCGGCCTCCTTTATCTGAGGCCAAAACTTCGCCGCCCATTCCGCGATCCGCGCGAAGAGCTTAGCCGCCTTGTCCAGTTCTTGCGTCAGTCTTGGCAGTAAATCGATCCCTGTCTGCAGCAGGCTCTTCATCCCCGGCATAGCCTTCGTCGTCTGCTCCACAAAGGCCATATTGATCCCATCTTTCAGTGTGGACCACAAACCCAACAGGCTCCTCGATTGTTTCTCGGTCATACCAGTAAAGCGTCCCTGGCCCGTCGTCAATGCCTGGAGTGCGATATCCAAGTGCTTGAAGCCCACGTCGCCGTCTTTCACCAGTTCCTTTATCCGCTCCTGCGGGACTCGGAATTGCTTCGCCAGTTCCGCGATGATCGGAATGCCGCGCCCCGTCAACTGGTTGATGTCCTCGGCGAATAACCGGCCCTGCGTCTTCGCCTTCCCGTAGATCTCCGCTATCTCACCAAGCGGCGATCCGATGGCGGACGATATGTCTCCCAGCATCCGTAGCTTCTTCACTACGTCGCCGGAATTCACGCCGAATGCCAGCATAGACTTCGCGCTCGACTGTATCTCCGGGAATTCGAAAGGCGTCTTTGCCGAAAACTCGTATAGGCCCTTGAGCAGCTTCTTTGCCTTTTCACCGCTCCGAAGCATGACCTCAAAAGCTATATTGGCCTGCTCGAAATTCCCAGTGTTGGTCAACACATTACTAACCGCGGAAAGCCCTGCGTACGTCGCGGCCAGCCCCCCCGCTGCTCTCATAATGCCTTTTAGCGGCACCAACATTCCTGTATTTATCCGCTTCAACTACTCAGCCTTCTTGCTGATGGCGTCCAGTCGCATTATTGTCAGCCTGGTGGCCTTGTTCAGCCCAGAGGAAACCTCCCCGTTTATGGCAATCTTTATCTCGCGCTTATTTGCCATTCATTGACCCCACTTGCAACGCCCCGGCCTTGCAATACTTCAGAAAGCCCTGGTTTTTCAGAACCACACAGTATGCCTTCATGATCGGGCTGTTCACCACACTCAGGATTTTCCGGCCAGTCTCCCCGGTAAGGAGCTGTATACTCATATCAACCGCGCTCGCCATTCTTCATCACCTCTATTACGGTTTCCCCCCACTTGTTCAGCTCAAGTAAGGGTTGTTCCCAGTAAAAGCTCACTGGTGTGTACGTTGCCATTGCTAGTTCGACGCAGGCTCCTCTGACTGCATCTGAGGGGCTTCCTGGCCTGCTTCCCCTGACAGCGACACACCCATCAAAAAACCCTGCACCAGTGTCACCGCCCCCATATAATCAGGCCCGGAGAGCTGCAGCATCATCTCCATTGGAATCCCCGCCGCCACTGCGGCGCACGCGGCGCAATAAGAGCCGGACATCTGGCCATTGATAATCACAACGCCCTGACGCTGCATGTCCTGCTCGATCTTCTGCAGCGCGGCCCCATTCAGCTTGCCGAAGTCCAGGTCAAGCTTCGTGATCTCCTCCTCCTCAAACGTAATCGGCCTTACCAGCTTGTAAGTCTCCACTCCACAACTCCCCCATTTCTCAAGAAGTAAAATAGGCCGCGCGTCCCCGCCCAGCCCTCGCCAAACCACCAACCGCTCCGGGCAATATTCAATATGCAATCTCAAATCGCCCTCAGCGTCCTCTGCGTCTCTGTGGTGAGTCCTCCGGGGTCCGGTCCCCAACCCCCAACCCCTAACTCCCAACTCCTGGGCCGAAGGCCCTAAATGATTCCCATATCCCCACGGACCCCCTCCAGGTAATCCTCCTTGTCCACCCGGAAGATATAAGCCACCTTGTCCAGCAGCAGCCACTCCCGGCCCTCGATCAGAACCTTGACCATAAACACCTCGTACTTGCTCGAAGTGTCAGTCTTCGCCGCCGCCTCCAACTTGCCCAGGTCCAAACCCTTGGGCTGAATCTTCATCACAACCGTCAGAGGTTTCGTCACCGACCGTCCCGAATCGATGTCGTACACCTGCTGGCTGCCCCTACAGGTCAACAGGCTCGTCACGGGCGCGTTCAACCTCATCGCCCCGGCGCAGACCGTATTCCAGTTGATCTCGGTCTCCATCGACTGGAATTGCCCGATCACCGGCGCGTCGATCTCCCCCGCGATCCCGGCCCCCTTGATCGTCTCCGTCATAGCCTGGATGTCCGGCAGAGTCACATCAGCGTACCCCACCGGCTCCGAAGCGTCATCCAGATACAATCGAAAACCCACCAATAACTGAGGAATCTTTTCCATCGCTCACTCTCCATTCTCATCCAACGCAATCGCCCTCCCCTTCAGGGGAGGGTTGGGGAGGGGTTCCGATCCCTAACCCCCAACTCCCAACTCCTTCCGGCTACTCCCAAAGCGCGCTAACCGCGTCCGGGTCCATTGCCAGGATGAACGTTATCACCTCAGCCGGCATCGCCAGCCCCAGGTTCACCCGGAACCGCACGATCCCGTCGATCAGCGCGCTCGTCGGGTTATCGCTCTCCAGCAACACACATTCCCCGCTTAGGATCGCGCCCCGACCGACCAGCCCGTTAAGCCAGTCGTTCACACTGTCGATGATGATATCCACGTTCCGGCGAGTTATCGGGAAATCGACCTTCTGGAAGAACGTCGCCACCAAGATGTTCCCGACGTAATCCATCATCCGCCTGCCCGGGATGAACGTGTCCTTCGGGTCAGTGCTGCTCGGATAATCGCTTGTCCGGTTTCCCCAGGCCCGCCAGCCGCCTTCCCAGTTCAACGCCGTCACAATCCCCTGGCCGTTCAACGTGTTAGCCTGGTCACGGCCCAGCAGCACGGCCGCCCCCGCCGCCGTCACCGCTCCGGTGATCTGCAGCGCGTGGTTGCTCGGGCTTGCGTACGGGATTCCATTGAAATCGTAATCCGTCCGCGCGATCACCGCCGCCAGGTGCGTGCTCAGATAGCACATCTTCGCGTCGTCACCCCTCCCGATCTGTACCAGCGGCCAGCAGGCAATCATATGCGGATCACTCCACGAGTTCGCCGTTTTTTCCGTGTTCGCCTCGGTATAAACATCCGCGCCCGTAGAAGCGTCAGTGTCGATGTCCACCAGCGCAAGGCAACGGAAACTGTCGTTGATATCGATCGCCCTGGCCAGCATCGCCGCGGCCACCGTCGTGTTCAAACTCCAGCCCGGCGCCGCGATCTGCCCCGGAATCATAACGTGAGTCGGGTAAACCTGCTCCACCGCATCGAGCGCCGTCACGATGTCAGCCGCCGTCACGCCGCCCGGCTTCGCCGTGTTGAACTTCACCAGCAGCGTCGTGTCCTCAGCCGGAATCGCCCCGTCCGAAAGCCGCGTCACCACCACCTGGAAATCCGCGTCGTAGGCCAGCGAGAAGTCCGTGTCCAGCTCATACTGCACGGCCCCCGCCTCATCCCACACCTCGACCAGATCGATCAGGATTTCCTGGACCGGATCCGTGTCCGTCACCGTCAAACTGCCGGCCGCCAACGCCTGGACCACGCTATCCTGAATGTTCCGATGGTCCGCGTTCCCATACGGATCGAACGCATTGATAAAAATCACCGGCGCCATCCCGTAGACCTGGAAGAAAACGTACAACGCCTCGCTCAGACTGTAATCACCCCAGTCCTCAGCGTAACCCAGCCAAGTCTCCGCCTCCGCGCGGTCGTACGCCAAAATCGGTGTATTTACCGCGTCCTCCCGATGATCCGTCGTCATCCAAGTCGGCGCCACGCCGACGAAAACCGGCAAACTAGCGTTCACCCGCCTCGCCGGCACAATCGGCGTCGCCACCTCCTCGATGTAAACCCCGTGCTGATACCCTGCAACTGGCA